CACCTCCGCCCTCCAGACATCCATGCGCGCGGAACTTTCCGCACAGCTTCGCCATGAAGCGGCAGAGATCACCGAGATCGCAGCGCAAGCGGGACGCCTCGGCATTGCCATCGACGCGGCAAAAGCCCTGAGGGAAGGCACCACGCCTGCGGCACTGCGCCGTTCGGTGTTGGAGCACGCGGCGGCGTCAGCCGATGCGCGGGATGTGGTGGCAACAGCCCCCGCTCCGGCGGCGTCTGCAAACAGCGAAAGCCCCATTGTTGCGGCCGCCAAACGCGCTGCGGCCTCCGGCGCGAAACGCTGAGCGACTCCACAGCCGCCATACTCCTGCGCCCATCTCAAGACCCCCGCTGCTCCTGCCTAGCGGCGGATTGCTTATTCCTCCATCCCCAGAAGGATCCCCGACATGACTGTCCTGACCCAACCGCCCAGCCTGGGCGATATCCTCAAGTATGAACTGAACCCAAATTATACCCGCGAGACCGTCACTCTGCTGGCAGGAACCACCTATCCCGTGGGTGCTGTGCTGGTCCGCATCACCGCCAGCGGTAAATACAAGCTGGCCACCTCCGGCGGTACAGATGGCGCGCAGACAGCTGCCGCCATGCTGCTCTATCCCGTCGATGCCTCTGACGCTGATGGTACCGGCCTTGTCATCATGCGCGGCCCCGCCATCGTCTCCAAAGCCGCCCTCGTCTTTGACGCCACCGTGGATGATGCCGCCAAAACCACAACCAAACACGGCCAGCTCGCAGCGCTGGGCATCATTCCGCGCGATACCGCCTGATTAGCGGTGAATAACGCACGCCGTGCACAGACACCTTAACGTCGATAACCGCCACACCACCTCCTCGCCCTCATTCCCCCGGAGCTTCCCATGACCATCACCCGCAACCCCTTTGATCTGGGCGGCTATTCGCTTGCCGAGATGACGCAGGCCATCAACATCCTGCCCAACCTCTACACCCGCCTTGGCCAGATTGGCCTGTTCCGCTTCGAAGGCGTCACCCAACGCTCTATCGTCATCGAGCAGCGCGAAGGTGTGCTCAGCCTCCTACCTTCCGTCCCGCTGGGCGCGCCCGCCACCGTCGGCAAACGCGAGGCGCGCTCGATGCGCTCCTTTGCCTTGCCGTGGATCCCGCATGACGACGTGATCTTGCCTGCCGATGTCCAAGGCATGCCAGCCCTCGGCCTCTCGGACGCAGCCGACCCGCTGGTCGAGGTGATGAACCGCAAACTCACTCTGATGCGCCGCAAACATGCCCAGACCCGCGAATACATGGAGATGAACGCCCTGCGCGGTATCGTGAAGGACGGCGCGGGCACCACGCTTTACGACTATTTCACCGAGTTTGGCCTCGAGAAGATCTCGATCGACTTTGTCTTTGGCACCGCTGGCACAAACGTGCAGGGCAAAGTCCGCAGCGTGCTGCGCGCCATGGAAGACAACCTGCTGGGCGAGACCATGACCACCGCGCATGCGCTGGTGAGCTCGGAATTCTTCGACAAGCTGATCAGCCATCCCAAGACCGAAGAGGCCTATAAGTTCTTCTCGGCAACCGGTGGCCAGCCACTGCGCGAGGACATGCGCCGGGCCTTCCCCTTCGCTGGCATTCTGTTCGAGGAATATAACGGCTCAGTCACCCTCTCGAACGGCACGTCTGAGCGGCTGATCCCCACAGGCGAAGGCATCGCGTTCCCCTTGGGCACCTTTGATACCTTTACCACCTATGGCGGGCCTGCCAACCTTCTGGAGACCGCCAATACCATTGGCCTGCCGCTCTATGCCCGCCAAATGATCGACGCCAAGGGGCGCTGGATCGATCTGATGACCGAAAGCTCGATCTTACCTGTCAACAAGCGGCCGCGCATGGCAATCCGGCTGCACTCTGGCAACTGAGGCACCGCATGACCTCCGCCTTCGCTATCGCAATCGACGGGATCTTCCGCGATCCGCACATCGCCCGGGACGCGGTCTATATCGCCCAAGGCGGTACTCATATCCTCATCCGTGTGGTCACCCGCCGCGCGGATGAGATCACCGAGTTTGGCGCGGCACGACTGTGGTCAGACAGCACGCGCATTGACCTGCGCGTTGCCGAAGTCCCAAACCCACGTCCGGGCGACCGCATTGAGATCGACGCGGAGGCCTTCCTTATTCAGGGCGAGCCTGTGCGTGATCGCGAGCGGCTTGTCTGGACCATAGATTTGAGACCAGCATGAAACTCAACATTACCATCTCCCCTAACCTGGCCGCGATTATGGCAGCCGAAATCAAGGCAGGCGAAAAGGCGGTCACTGCGGCGATGCGCGCGGCCGGGGCACAGCTTAAATCAGACTGGCGCGGGCAGATTACGCAAGCGGGGCTGGGTCGGCGGCTCGGCAATTCGATCCGCAGCCAGACCTATCCGAAGGTTGGTGAGAGCATCGATGCCGCAGCACTTGTGTGGTCAAAAGCGCCCGTGATCATCGGCGCACATGACACCGGGCCCCTGATCCGCTCCAAGGACGGCTTTTGGCTGGCGATCCCGACAGAGGCTGCAGGCAAGGGCGCGCGCGGTGGCCGGATCACCCCCGGCGAATGGGAACGACGGCGTGGGCTTCGGCTCCGGTTTATCTATCGCAGGCGGGGACCGAGCCTGCTCGTGGCCGAGGGGCGGCTGAACAATCGTGGGCTTGGCGTCGCCTCAAGATCAAAAACCGGGCGCGGAAAGGCAACAGTGCCAATCTTCCTGTTGGTGCGGCAGGTAAAACTGCGTAAACGGCTTGATCTGGCGCGGGATGCGAAGGCTGCGCAGGAGAGGATGCCGGGGGCGATTGTGGCGAAGTGGGTGGAAGGTCGGCGATGATTGGCGACGAGGATGCGGAGAATTCTCAGTGCAAAACTGGATCGCCTACGTCATCGGTGGGACCTATCTACGTCCAAGCTTGCCGAATTCGCTGTCCAGCAAGGCGCGGATTTTTTTCGATGCGCCGTGCAGGGCTGCGTCCACATTGGCATCATTGTGGGTGATGGTCTGCGGCTGCATTCCCTCGGGACGCGCTTCAACAGTGCAGCGAATATCGTCAGCCCCGCCCTTTGCACCATTCACATCGGCCAGATGCACCTCGATCCGTGACAGTCGGTCGGTCAGATGCCCGAGCGCGGACGTAACAACCGCTTCGGCCACTTCGGCCAGACGTTCGTCGCCTTGAATGTTGGCATCGGTATTCAGTTGAAACTGCATGTAGGTTCTCCCGTTTGTATGCGCTCATTTACCATGTAAAACCATGAAGATGAATGATCTGGCGCAAGCTCGCCTACACGATCACTAAAAACGCCTGCGCCTTTATAGCTTGGGCGAGGATACAAAGCCAATGCCCACGACCCGAGAAACCATTCTTACCGCGCTGCACACTGTGCTGCAGACGCTGCCCGCCACTGCCTTGCGCGGCGAGGTCCTGCCAGAGCGCATCCCTCCTGCGGGCCTGCTGATCCTGCGCGATGGCGATCCCGGCGATCCTGCGGTGACGCTGTCGCCCCTGACCTATCATTACCAGCATCGCAGCGAGCTTGAAGTCATCGTTCAGGGCGCGAACCGCGACACGGGTTTCGCTGTACTTTGCGGACAGATCGGCGCGGTGATCCGTACCGACAGAACACTTGGGGGTCTTTGCGACTGGATCGAAGCCGAAGCACCACAGCCGGTGGATTTACCTGTTGAGGGTGCGGCCAGCCTGAAGGCCGCGATCATCCCGATCGTTCTGCATTATTCAACGTCAGACCCGCTGGCCTGACCCGGTAGCCTGACCCACCCCACAGTTTGAGGAGAACACTATGGCACGAGCTCAAGGGGCGCGGGCGCAGATGGCGCTTGCGTTCGAATCCGTCTACGGCACTTCGCCCGCGACCGGTTACGTCAAGATACCCTTTGCCAGCGCCACGCTTGGCGCAGAGCAACCGCTGCTCGACTCGGAACTTCTGGGCTACGGGCGCGATCCCCTTGCACCAATCAAGGACGCCCTGACAGCTGATGGCAACGTGGTGGTTCCCATTGATGCCCGCGCGTTCGGCTATTGGCTGAAGGCCACCTTTGGTGACCCGATCACCACGGGCGCCGAGGCCCCCTATAGCCACGAATTCCGCTCGGGCAACTGGACGCTGCCGAGCCTCTCGATCGAGATCGCTATGCCGGAGATCCCGCGCTTTGCGATCTATGCGGGCTGCGTGGCCGATCAGCTGTCCTGGCAAATGACGCGCTCGGGGCTTTTGACGGCCTCAGTGTCAATGGTCGCCCAAGGCGAGACCTTGGGAACCGCTACTGGTGTTGGCGCACCGACAGAGATTGCGCTGCAGCGCTTTGGCCATTTCAACGGCGCCATCAAGCGCGAGGGCGTGGCACTGGGCAACGTGGTCTCGACCCAGATCACCTACGCCAATAATCTCGACCGCATCGAGACGATCCACGCCGACGGCATGATCGACGGCGCGGATCCTTCGCTGGCAGCACTTTCGGGCAGCATGGAGGTGCGCTTTGCCGACAATACGCTGATGGATCAAGCGATCAACGGTGCCGATTGTGAACTGGAGTTCTCTTACCTGCTGCCCACAGGTGAGAGCCTCACGGTCACAGCGCATTCGGTCTATCTGCCGCGCCCGCGTGTCGAGATCGGTGGGCCGCAGGGCGTGCAGGCCACCTTCGATTGGCAAGCCGCCAAGGACGCCACCTTGGGCCGGATGTGCACCATCACCCTGGTCAACGATGTGGAGGCCTATTGATCATGCTCAAACTCGATCTGTCAAAAAAGCCGCGCTGGCTTGAACTGTCGCCCGGGGTCCGGGTGCAGCTGCTTCCGCTCACCACGGCGCTGATGGTGTCCACCCGTGGCGATATCACGGTCGAGACCCTGCCCGAAGATGCCAGCAACGAGGACCGCGCGCTGGTTTTTGCCAAGGCGCTGGGGCGGCGGGCAGTGATTGCCTGGGAGGGTGTGGGCGACGCAGACGGCGAAGTGCTGGGCCTCACGCCCGAGGGAGTTGACGCTCTGCTCGACATCTATCCGATCTTTGAAGCGTTCCAATCTGGCTACGTCGCCAAAGCACTGGTGTTGGAACAGGAAAAAAACGTCTCCGCGCCCTTGCCGACTGGCACTTCAGCGGGGGCGATCGGTACTGCGCAGCCTGCCAAGGGCCGTGCCCGGACTGCCCGGCAAAAGTGAACCGCCCCCAGACTTTTGAAGGTGTGCAGATCTGGGACCTGGTCGGGCGGTTGGGCGGCCAGCTGCGCGCCACACAGCAAATCATCCTCGGCTGGGACATGGGTGCAGCCCTCGCCATGGCGCGCGCCCTTGGCATCAACGGCCTCGTGGCCATGGAACTGCTGCCCGAGATCGAGGCGGTAATGGTCAAAAAAGTAAACGAACGGATTGGAGAGCAGGATGTCTGAGAAGCGCGTCTTCGTGCGTCTCGCGGCCGTGGGCGGACGCCAGGTCAAGGCCGAGCTGCACGGCATTGGTGATGCCGGTGCCCGTGGGCTCGGTCGGCTGTCGCGCGAGGTCGATATTGCAAATGCACGCCTGGCGGCCTTCACCCGCCGGGCCAAGATCGCGGCCGCGGCGGCTGGTGCGGCCGTGGTCCTTGCAGGTGCAGCCATGATCCGCTCGGGGCTGCAAACCATCGACGAGACAGCCAAGCTGGCGCAGTCGCTGGATACAACCGTGGAAAGCCTGCAGGTGCTTGAGCGTGCCGCTGACCTCTCAGGCGTCTCCATGGGCAATGTCGAGCAGGCCACGGTGCAGCTGACACGGCGTCTGAGCCAGGCAGCCGCAGGTGCTGGGCCTGCCGTCGATGCACTTGACCGCCTTGGTCTGTCTGTCAGCGCGCTGCAAAGCCTGCCGCTCGATCAGCGCATCGCATTGATCCAGGACCGGCTGGCGGATTTCGTGCCGGAGGCCGAGCGTGCCGCAGTCGCCTCGCAGCTCTTTGGCGACCGCGCAGCCCTCGTGTTTACGCGCATCGATACCGCCACGCTGCGCCAAGCCACCGCTGATGTGAATGACTTCGGCATTGTTGTCTCCGAGCAGGACGCCGACCAGATCGAGCGCACCAATGATGCAATCTCGCGCCTTGGCCTGATCTGGCGCGGCGTCTCGAACCAGCTGGCGGTCGCCGCAGCGCCAGCG